TGACAGGAGACGCTTATCCTCGTCACTCAATGCTTGAATTCGCTTCTTTTTGTTACGCAACTTCTTCCTACCAAGTGGTTTATAGGTCCCAATACCCTGCCAACGATCGTGACCGAAAGTCGACGGGTCTAACCCGGTTTCGCGCAGCACATTAACCACGTTTCCGAGTCCTCCACTGAAACCCCCGCCACTATAAGTGACGGGGGCTTTAGAAGTGGGTCCAGTTCCTAAATCTTGAGTGTTGTCCGTGCCACCCAAGCCAGCCACATTAGAGCCATAGTCATTACTGCCGGAAGAAGTAGTATCTCCAGCGTTAACAACAGGTTCATCTGTGACAGGTTGCGGATTGTAAGTCGCTGGTTTCGCAGCTCCTGGAGCTTTAGCGAACGCCTGCGGATATAGCACTGGTGCAAGCGCTGCGCCCATTTTGCTATTTTTAGTGTCGTGTTTGCGAAAAGGGTAGTTGCCGTAATAGACAAGACTACCATATAATTTGCCTCTCAGTCCTAAGCTCTTGGTCTCTGACTGAAATTTTGTGTCGGCAACATTAAGTTCGTGATCAGTGGTCGCTAGCGCGTACGCTGCGTCATGACGCTGACAGGCGGCGTCAAGCCGACTGACGGGCTTCTTGGAGCCCCATGCAACACTAGACTGTATCTTACCATCAGACCAATAAGGTCCACAATAATTAGTAGTGAAATCAAACATTTTTGTTTTGTTATTTTATCGTTTTTATTTTGTTTTTGCAACTCATGTAGGCATCCCGCCTACAGGTCTCGCTTAGTGAAGAGATCTAACAGGCTGTAATCCACACAGTCCGTAAGATTCTTGGTCAAAACTTCTGATAGAGCCTTCTCAGCCTCAGTGACGCTGATACTATATCGCGCCTCAAAGAAAGCTTCCGTATGCTCATCTAACTTATGAACGCTGCTAGGCAGCGATTTGTAGATCGAGCGGCGGTCCTTAAACGCCATCTTCTTAGTCGTCTTCAACAACTTAAGTTGGTGTTTGGTGTATATTCGAAGGACTGGTACGTAACCGCACTCTATGTTGCAACCGATCAACATGCCTTTTACTTCACCGGGCTTAAGATTGTTAAGAGAAAAACCAATTTTCGGCAGTCTCTTTCCAACTTTAGGACCTAACACGAACCCGTCCTTGACGGGCCAGAATAGTGATGAACAATACTCTACTTCGCTCCACTCAGTGGAAACCTTAATTTTGCATTCAAACCCGAGGGATTTGTTGGTTTCCACAAAAGTTTTGCGCAATTCCTCCTTAGTTGTGTCACACAACAGTCCTTTTATAACTATTAGACTGTCGTCACCATGAACCATTATGAGGTAATCGGTGATACCCGCACTCTCGAGTATGTAGGCGGTCTTGCCGCCGTTAAGGAAAGAATTTCTAGTGGACGTCGTAGGGGA